AGAAGAAGAAGAAAAACAAATTGAAAGAGGTAAGTTTGACGAAGTTATCAAAAAGAAAACACAAGAGTACAATGATAAAATAAACAAACTAGAAGCTGAATTAAAAGATGAGAGAATTGATAAACAACTCATCAATGCTGCCTCTAAACATAAAGCAATTAATCCTGAACAGATTAAGGCTTTATTGAAAAACAGTGTTCATCTTAATAAGGATGGTAAAGTAGAAGTTGTTGATTCTAACGGAACTCCGAGATATAACAAAGATGGCGACTTGTTATCTGTTGATGAGGCAGTGCAAGAGTTTTTAACGCAGAACGCACATTTTCAAGCGGCAACTCCGTCAGGGAGTGGAAGTGTGTCTAATGTGGGCAAGTCAAATACGCAAAAGACTTTAAATATTGCGGACTTAGATATGAGTAATCCTGATGACCGAAGGGCTTATGCGGAATACCGCAAGAACAGAGATTCAGTTACTCCAATTAACTTAAGAAAATAACGAAAGAAGGTAAAAAATGGCTAACGAAACAACTAGTTCAACATTAAGTGAACTATATACCGAAATCGTTGCTGAAGCTGAGTTCGTAATCCAAGAAAAATCAATTATGAAAAACTTGGTGAAGAACTACACAATAGCAGGTGGTGGTAAATCCGTAGAAGTACCGATTTATTCCGCTATCGCTGCTGCTGCAGTAGGTGAAGCAACTGATTTATCAAACACAGCGGTTAATCCGACTTCTGTGACTATCACTGCATCTGAAGTAGGTGTAATGACAACATTAACAGACCTAGCGAGAAATTCCTCACCAAGAAATGTAGCTGCCGATATCGGTAGATTATTCGGTGAAGGTATTGCAAAGAAAATGGACCAAGATTTAATTGCTCTATTTGATGGCTTCTCAACAGCTTTAGGTGATGGAACAGGTGCTATCTCAGCAGCAGTTCTTTTCAATGCAGCTTCTACTTTAAGAGCAGCAGGATTACCAGTTGATGAGTGTTATTGTATCTTACACCCAAAAATTGCTTATGACTTAAAAGCTAACCTAACTAACACATTTGCTAACTCAAATGGTAATGACTTAGTTAATGAAGCATTAAGAAGCGGTTATGTAGGTCAAATTGCAGGTATCAAAGTATTTGAAACTTCAAATATGTCTGACACAGGTACTGCAGGTGATTACAAAGGTGCTGTATTCCACAAGGATGCATTAGCTTTAGCTATGATGCAGGACATCAAGATTGAAACTCAAAGAGATGCTTCTCTAAGAGCAGACGAGATTGTTGCAACTGCAGTTTATGGTGTTGGTGAATTACACGATTCATATGGTGTAGAATTACACTATGATTCATCTATCCAATAATATACACTTAGGGGGTGGGATTTTTTCCCACCCTAAAAAGGATTAAAATGTTTGTAAAATTATTTAAAGGCGACAAAACAATCATAAGAAGTAAAATTGATTGGGAAAAAAATTATATTGTATGGAAACATAGAGGTTGGGATGTGTTAGATGACCAACCTAAAGAAGAAATAAAACAAGAAGATAAACCAAAAAAAACTAGAAGGAAGAAAGACGACTAATGGCAGCAACATCTATATTCGCAGTAGTAAGTTCTAATATGACAGATTATCAACCTGATATTCTAGGTTATGGAATAGCTGATTTTGATACACAATTACAATTCGCTGAAGATGATGTTTTAAGACAAATTCGTGAAGAATGGTGGGAAAGATATCGCCACACAGTTCGCTACAAAGATATTACTAAAGTTACAACTTTAGAAATGGATAGTTCTAAACTAACTGCTGCTCAATGGAAAAGAGCAACTATTTATAAAGCATTAGCAGAATATATTTATCCTCAATTAACTAAATGGAAAGACCCACAAGGCGGTGATGGTCAAGATGCTTTCCAAGTACAAATTACATTTTATAGAGCAAAGTATGCGGAAGAATTTAATGCCTGTTTAAGAGATGGTGTTGAATATGATGAAGATAATAATGATTCTGTAACCGCTAGTGAAAAAGAGCCAATACATCATTTAAGATTAGTTAGATAATGGTAGCAGATATCCGTATTAAGGATAATTCTATACAAGTTAGAAAATCACTTCAGCAAGTTTCAAAACAAATACCAAAAGCAATTAAAAGAGCATTAGCAAATGCCGCAGCTTATGAAATTTCAGCTATTAAAGAGAGAACACAAAGTAAAGGTGTAGATTTTCAAGGTAGAGCATTTAAGCCTTATTCACCTAAATACAAAAGAGCCAAAGTTAAACAATCAGGAGTAGTAGATTTGACTGATACTGGACAAATGTTTAGTTCTTTAACAAGTAAAATAACACCTAGTAAAGGTGAATTGTTTTTTAGACAGGCTTCAGCTAATAGAAAAGCATTTTTCCACGATGAAGCAGGTGTAGGTAGAAGAAAGATAACTAGACCATTCTTTAGAATAAGTAAAAAAGAAGAAACAAATATTGAAAAGATATTCTTTAATGTGTTAGAAAGAGAACTAAGATTATGAGTTTAAGAGAAAATATAGCTGCTAATATTATTACTGTGTTAGATGCAGTGACATCACCTATTGAATTAAAAAAAATAACTAGAGAACCATTTGAACCTGAACAATTAGCAGACCCACAGTTTCCTGCTATTTATATTTCTACTGGTGATGAAATAAGAGAAGATTTTGCTCTAGGCGATACTGCCGCAGGAAAAAGAAGTGGTACTATTGATTATGTATTAGTTGGCTATGTTAAAGGAACAGAAACAAATTTAGATACTAAAAGAAATCAATTAATTGAGGTTATTGAAGAAACATTAGATGCCGATAGGACTAGAGGTGGTAATGCACTAGAAACAAAGATTATAGAAGTTAGTTCTGATGAAGGCACACTTTATCCTTTAGGTGGTATTAGAATTGTGGTACGAGTATTCTATGAATTTGTTAGAGGTACATCATAATGGCTAAAAGAATAAAGGTAATTATGCCTGATGGTATTAGTACCATTTCTATTTGGGATAATGAACTAGACAAGTTTCTTGCTAAAGGTTATACAACCGAAGTACAGAAAAAATCTACTAGAACATCAAAGAAAAAAGATGTAGAAGTAGAAGAACAATTAATTAACGAAGAAGGAGTAAACGAATGGCAACCCATATCGGAACAAGCGGAGTAGTCAAAGTAGGAGCAAATTCAGTTGCTGAAGTAACTGGTTTCTCTATTGATGAAACAAACGATACAGTTGAAGATACAAGCCTTACAGATGCTGCCAAAACTTATAAAGCATTAAGAAAAGATGCTACTGGTACTATTGAGTGTCACTGGGATGAAACAGATAGTACAGGTCAAGGTGCATTAACTGTAGGTGCAGAAGTAACTTTAAACTTATATCCTGAAGGTGCAGACGCAGCAGATACATACTATACAGGTACAGCTATTGTAACTGGTGTATCACAAGCAGTATCACTTGATGGAGTTATTTCAAGAACCATCAATGTTCAGTTTTCAGGTGGTGTAAGCACTACAACTGTATAATTAAATGCCTAAAAAGGATTATCTTGAAGGTGCTATAAATCATTTTAAGCATCAAGAGATTAAAATTATAGAAGTTGAGGAGTGGGGTTTAACTGGCGAAGATGCCATTTATGTTAAGCCTTTTACACTACTTGAAAAAGCTGAAATCTTTAAAGGTTCAAACGATAATGATTTAACTGTTCTTATTGATGTTATCGTCAAAAAAGCAGAAACCAAAGATGGTGAAAAAATGTTTGACCTTGAAAGTAAAATAAAAATGAAGAAGTTTGTGGACCCTGATATTATTGGTAGGGTTGCAAGTCAAATCTTAGGTACAACCCCAAGTACCACTGACTTAAAAAAAAACTAAATTCTGACCAAGATTTTAGATTTCATTTCTTTCTAGCAGAAAAACTACATAAAACTATTGGCGAGATATTGCAAATGCCAGTAGAAGAATTTAGTATGTGGGTTGCATATTATAATCTTAAATATGAAGAAGAACAAAAAGCATTGAATAACCAAAAACTAAAAGGTAAAAGAAGATAATGACCAAAAGACTTTATATTGACATTATTGGTAGAGATAAAACCAAACAAGCATTAAATCAAGTTCAAGGTAATCTAACTGATGTAAAAAAGTCAGTATTTAATTTAAAAAACGCACTTATTGGTTTAGGTGTTGGTGCTGTTTTAAAGTCATTTGTTAATGTAGGTAAGGAAGTAGAAAGTTTACAAGTAAGATTTAAGTTTTTATTTGGCTCTTTAGAAGAAGGTGCAATAGCCTTTGATAATTTAACAAAATTTGCAGCTAGAGTGCCATTCTCATTAGATGAAATATCAAGAGCATCAGGGAATCTTGCAGTAGTAGCCAAAGATGCAAATGATTTAAATAGAATATTAGAAATTACAGGTAATGTTGCCGCAGTTACAGGATTAGATTTTGAAACAACTGCATCACAAATTCAAAGAGCATTTTCAGGTGGTATTGGTGCTGCAGATTTATTTAGAGAAAGAGGTGTAAGAGCCTTATTAGGTTTTAAAGCAGGTGCTAATGTAACAGCAAAAGAAACCATAAAAAGATTTGAGGAATTATTTAGTGGTAGTGGTCAATTTGCAAAAGCAACTAGAGATTTAGCAAATACACTTGAAGGTACTCTATCAATGATAGGGGATAAATATTTTAAATTTCAAAAAGATGTAGCTAATGAATTTTTTGATGAATTAAAAAAAGAATTTGGTGATTTAAATGTTTTCTTAGAAGAAAATGCAGATGATATTAAAGAAATAGCAGAAGGAATTGGAACAGCTTTAGCACAAGCAATAATATTATTAGGGAAAGCAGTAAAATTAACTGGTGCTACTTTTACTTATCTAAATAGACCAATTAATGAAGTTTCTTATGATTTATTTGGAATGGATAAGATTGTCCAAATGTTAAGAGATAATTTTCCTGATGCTACTGATGCAGTTGATGATTTTGTAGATAGTTTATTAGGCATAAAACCAAAAGTTTATGAAGAACAAATAGATACAATCATAAAAGCTAATGAAAGATTAATTAACAGTAGAAGCAAACTTGATATAAATAAAATTATAGAGAATGCAGAAAAATTAATTAAAGAAAGACAAAGATTAATAGAAATTAATAAAGCATATAGCATAGTTAATACAGAATTAAGAGGTTATAACGCAGGACTGCAAGATAATTCAAAATTAATTGCTGAATTAAATGAACAAAAAATGCCTAGATTTTATCAAACATTAAAAGAAGCAGGTGATATTACTATTCAACTTGATGGATTATTTACTAATACATTTAATAGTTTTGCAGATACTTTAGCAGATAGCATTATGACTGGTAAATTTGCATTCAAAGATTTTGCTAGGTCAGTTATTTCAGATATTGCAAAGATTATAGCTAGACAACAAGCCTTATTAATTATTCAAAAAGCAACTGGATTTTTTGGCGGTGCAGGTGGAACAGCAGGTGGTATTACATCATCTATAGGTAAAATATTTGGTTTTGCTGAAGGTGGAATGCCGCCAGTTAATAGACCAAGTTTGGTAGGTGAAAAAGGTCCTGAATTATTCCTACCAAAATCATCAGGTACAATAATTCCTAATGATGAATTACCTAGAATGTCAGGAACAACTAATATTAACTTTACAATTAATACAGTTGATGCAAGAGGTGTTGATGAATTATTAACAAATAGACGAAGCACTATAATTAATGTTATTAATGATGCACTTAATAGACAAGGAAAAGAGGCTCTAGTTTAATGAGTGGAACATACCCAACATCACC